CCCAACTCCAATGGCCTCTAGTTTCTCCACCAACACACCATGATGAAACCACGCAATATCAGCAGATACTCCCATAATATTATCATCACCATATGTGAATAGATGGACGAGATCACGAAATGAACGATTCTCGCCCTGAGGTCGGGCAGAGTAAAAAACATACCGCATATAAAGCGAATTTACCAGTCCATTGACAATGACAGTCAAGGGATGTCCAGAAGGGTTAGTGCCAAACAATTGGATCAAATCTCCATTAAAATCAACGTGGGCAAAGGCAATATCATGTGCTATACACTGTAATACTCTCAAATCGCCTGCGCTCCATCCTGCCATCTTATGCACTCTGATAATAATGTCAAAGGCACTAAGTATCAATCGAGAACTCATGCTCTTATCAAAGGCTCTAAAATCACCAGCAACAATCCTATTCTCGCCAAAGAAAACAAGGTGATCATACAATTGTTCCCATTGCAGGGATTGAGCAACTGTTCCAGGTCCACTTTCGAAAGCAAACCTATTCATCTGCACTAGGCGGGTGAACGACAACAGATACTTCCTAACTACTACAGACCAAGGGAAAGGGCCACCCGCAAATAAACGAGTTTTGCTAGACAAGTACTTCTGTTGAGAGACTGGTTCATCTTTCAAATTCATCCGGAAAATGGGACAAGCTGTTGTACCCGCAGCATAAGCGGTCAATATTTCATCAACTCGATTCTGCATATATTCATCAATCTCTACTGGGTCGGCGAGATCACGCTGTGGTGGAATCGCACGTAAATGAAACTTTTTACTATGGTTGTCGGGATAACCTGTACTGGTACTCCTATCGATACCATCGATGAATTTCATCCTGTACGCACCATTCAAAGCAGCGAAATCATCAAGGATGACGAGTTCTGACAATTGCTTGGAGGTCAAACCTAATGTACTAAAATAATCGTTGACGCAGAACTCTAGAATGTTGGAATCAATATTGTCAATAATGCCTGTCATATCTTCCAAAGGTTTCTGCCAAATCTCATGGCCATTCATTCGAGGAGCCCGGAATTCGGTAGAAAACCCTGCATTCTCCAAAGATTGGCGAATCGGCGTAGAAACTACACTAGTACTACCTCGTGAACGAAAACCATTCAAAGAGCCGAACACGTGAGCGTTTCCTTCTGGTACTAAGCGCAAATAGCTATTACTATGCAAAGGACCGATCTCACGGTGCACTAAAGAAGTCGATATCTTGGGTATACCACCTTGAACGTGAATACGTCCCGTATCAATCAACATCTCACGGATCAACTCCTGAGACACGAAAATGGCATCGACCACACTTGGGGCTCCCAAAAAATGTACCCCCAAAATAATAGGACCATAAGACGAATCAGCAATCATAAGGGAACCACAATCGCCATTGAGGGTGTCCACCTTAACATTTGCATGCCAAGTATCAAGAGTGATACCCAATGCAGCAGCATAAACAGCACGTTGGAGTGTAATGTTATATAACTCCACCTGTTTCATTTCACCAGAAGGTGCACGCCCTATATACCTACCATCAAACTTCCCGGCCACTGTCTCCTTCGCAAAAAAATGGACAATGGACGCTTTAGGAGGAAACTGTGGCAAGTGCAAGATGGCCAAATCATGATGAGGGAAACGAGACACATTCTTCTGAGTAAGAGAAATAGTCTTATTCCCGTTCAAACCAGGTAAATGCACAACTTGAACAAGATCTAGTGTAAAGTTGTCATCAGGTGGCATAGTATGATTATTAACCAAATATGCTTGACCTGTCAAACAAAC